CACCCTTAACCGCATCCGCACCATCCTCAAATGACCTCCCAAGACCGCCTAGCCGCCACCCTCCGACGGCTTCAGAACGAGGCCCGCAGCCTCTCCGCCTACCAAACGACCTTCGTCACCCAGCACGATATCCACCGCGTCAGCATCGACGCCGACCGCCTGCTGTCCGTCCTCGCGATCACGGACGCGACTCACATCGACGACCCGGCAGACTTGGTCGAGCTGCGGGAACGCCTCAACATCGTCCGAGCCGACCTCGCCTCACTCCTGGTCAGCGTCCAGAACCTCCACGAGAAAGCCGAGGACATGGACAAGACTTTGAATGACGCGGAGAACCTAGTCGACAACCCCGACGAGGTGCTGTAATTCTTTCCCACCAACCCACCATAAGCCATGTATACCCCCGAAGAAATCCAAGCCAAACTCGCTGGCAAGACGCGAGCCGACTATGACGCTATCGACGCGTTGAACCAGACCTCCGCCAAACTGCTCCTCAAGGCGCCGGCGAAGTACGCCCACGACAAGGCCAACCCCCGCAAGGACTCCAAGGCCCTCCGTGAAGGCATCATGACCCACGCCGCCGTCCTCGACCCCGAGGCCTTTGCCAAGTTCAAGCCCGAACCCGAAGCCGACAAGCGCACGAAGGAAGGCAAGGAGGTCCACGCCTATTGGGCGTCCACCCTCCAGCCCGACGATATCCGTTGCAAGGCTGACGAGTACGACAACGCCCTGTCCTACTCTGACGCGGTGAAGGCCGCCATGGGCCGTTATAACATCGTGCCGGTCGCAACCGAAGTCATGCTCAAGGCCGACTATATCGTCCCCATCAAGGGGTCGATTGATTTGATCGCCGAGGACGGTTTCATCTATGACATCAAGACGACGATGGAAGAGGCCACGCCCAAGGGTTTCGGCAAGCAACTGATTTGGTCGGACGACTTCAAGCTGCAGGCCGCGTGGTATCTCCTCCTCTGCAAACTTAACTTCGGTGTCCGCCCCAAGGGGTTCCGCTTCCTGGTCGTCGAGAAGGAGGCGCCGTTCCTCACCGCCGTCTTTGAACTGCACCCCGACCTCATCGCCGAAGGGGAAGCCTTGATGCTCTCCGCGATGAAGGCCTACGAGGTCTGCAAGTCCTTCAACGAGTGGCCCGCCTACCCGTCTGAGGTCATCACGATTGCCCGCCCGCAGTCCACCGCTCCTCTTGCCCCTATCAACTTCGCCTAACCCATGTCATTCAAAGAAGGCCTGCCTTACTACCAATGCACCATTGCTTGGCACTTTGAAAAGCCAGAGCTGAAGTATTATAAGTTCATTTGCCCGAACTGCAAACAGGTCAGGACTCACGGCGCTGGAAATGGAAGCAGGGGTTCGCATTGCAATAACGAGACCTGCCCAAAGGAATATAATATCTGGGCAAATCCAGATCACCCTTTGTACGATAGGGAAGAAATGGGTCCCGACTATATCCACGACGCTGGAACGGAAGATGAACTAAACAATCTGCCTATCGACCCTTATCACGCGGCAACATCCCTCAACCAGCATTGCCTTAGCCAACAAAACAATTCCTCAGAACTAATCTCACCCACAACCAACATGGAAAACCAAAACGACCGCCCCCCACTCACCACCATCGCCGCCTCCGGCAAGTACGTCTTGAAACTGTCCCTCCCCAAGGAGGACAAGGTCAAGGTCTACGACGACGGCGTCTCCGCCCGCCTCTTCTTCAAGACCGCTGAGGGCCTCTGCTTCTCCAAGAGCTACGGCACCAAGTACGGCAAGAGCCTCGCCATGCTCGTCGGCAAGATCAGCGGGAAGTTCGTCTCCGAACCGAAGGCCGACCTCTCCGTCCCCGACTTCCTGGACTACCTCCGCCCCGCGACCAACGTCTACTTCGAGGTCGAGGTGGAAGTCACCCCCGATGGCGAATGGCAGGGCAAGCCGCAGTTCAAGTACAAGATGAACTTCCCCAAGGGCAAGGGCGTTGCCGCGTCGACCATCCCAACCCCGACCGACTGGTAGTCCATGCGCCGCACCCTCCAAGCCCCGCAGACCATCGTCCTCCTCTCCGGCTACGCCCGCAGCGGGAAGGACACCTTTGCGGAAGGGATGACCCGCTACAGCGTGGACATCAAACGCATCGCCTTCGCTGACGCCCTCAAGGACGCCGCGAACAACTACGCCTATCAGCTCGGGCTGACGGCTAACTTCTTTGACGAGACCTTTAAGAAAGAACACCGCGACACCTTGGTCGCCATGGGTCGGTTCGCCCGCTCCATCCATAGGGATGTCTTCGTCTTCAATCTGACCGAGGCCGCCAAGAAGGAGCGGGGCCACGTCGTCGTACCCGACACCCGCTACATCAACGAGGTGGTCGTGACCAAGCAACTGATGGGCGAGGTCCGTGGCTGGCGCGTCATCCATCTGCACATCGAGACCGAAGGCGTCGGCCCGGCAAACGAGGAAGAGGCCGCCAGCATCCGCGAGATGCTCGAAGGCACCATCCCCGACCAGACCTACGTCTTCAAACCCAACACCGCCGTGACGATCCGCGAGGTCGGTGCGTCCGTCGCCAAGCATCTCCAACTATGAGCCGCAAACAAACCAAGCAGGAACGCATCGAGGAACTGGAGAAGCAGTTGGAACAGGTCAACGCCCTCAACAAGCAACTCGCCGACGTCCTCAAGATGACCGAGGATGGTCAATGGGTCGTCATCTCCGAGAAGGACTTGAACCGCTACCGCAACGGCATCGATGTCCTCATCAAGGCAGGCAATGCCCTGGACGAACACCTAGGAGAGTTTGACCCGACCGAGGACGGCTTTGCCGTGCGCCAAGTCTGGAAGCAAGCCAAGGAGTCAGACAAGTTCTGACATGGCAACCCCCACCGACGACGAGCTGGAGGAAATGTCGAGGTGCTGGGGCGTGTCAGTTGACCGCCTACGCTTCCTTGCCACCTGTCCCCACTACGACTCCAAGCCACACATCCGGGTCGACGACTACAAAGACCCGACCGACCGCCACATCGCCAAGGCCATCCGCGAGGCCATCCGTGGCTCGTGGCTCCCTTCCGATGCCGCCAAGATAGGCAAGGTCACCCTCAAGACCATCGAGGCCTTCGTCTGCCGGCACGGCATCATCTGGCCTCCCGGCTGTCGGCGCCGTCTCGAATGGGGACGCGGCACGACCCACACGCACCGCCTCAACGAGGAACACTCGAACCTCCTAGCCAAGGGACGGCTCACGATGGCACAGGCCGCCGCCAAGGGCGTAGAGGAAGGGCTGACCGCCACCGAGACCGCTGAGAGGTTCGGCTTCTCCGCTCCAGGGATGTACAACGCCGCCGTGCGTCAAGGCCTCCGCTTCCGCAGCCACAAGGAGAAGTACGGCGTCAACAAGGGTAAGCCATCCCAGCCTGTTGACCCTTTACTCGCCGAAGCCCGGGCATCCGTCGAGCTGAGTTTACGAAACCGCCCAAAGGCTTAACGCAATTAAGCAAATACGATGAAACGTAAACCGACCAAGCATCAGGACGACGTGGCTCGCGGCCTACGACCACCAAGCGACGCCCAATGCGACTGCCAATCAAGGCAGGAAGTCCTACGCATCCGCTTTGAGCGCATCCACGACCTCAACCAAATCGGCGGACTGCAGCAGGAGAACCGCCTACTGACCCAACTGCTCGACGAGCTTGACGAGGCCATCTACTTCTTCGATTGCAATTCGGACACCGCCAAGTGCGACCGACGCATCGACTCCATCGTCAACCGCTACCGCAAGCACAAGCACTCCGAACAATGATCTGCGTCTACATCACGGCCATCATCTGTTTGACCATCGTCCTCACGAACCGCAAATGAGCCGCCTGACCAAGTTTATCTTCGCCTCCGACAGCCACGGCGATATGGCAGACCCCGAAGCCCTCTCGGCCCTCTACGAGTTCACCAAAGACTTCAAGCCCGACGTCAAGGTGGCCGGTGGCGATCACTACGACTTCCGCAGTCTCCGCAAGGGCGTTGGGTCAGACAAGGAAGGCGCTGAGTCCCTGCAAGAGGACATCGAGGCCGGCGAGGACTTCTTCGCCAAGTGGAAGCCGACCGTCTACCTCTGGGGCAACCACGAACACCGCCTCGACTCGATGCAGGGCCACGGGCAGGCCATCGTCCGGGATTACTGCACCGACTTGAAGGCCCGCATCAACCGCGTCGCCCGCCAGAACGGGGCGAAGGTCATCCTGCCCTACCACGCCGATAAGGGCGTCTATCGCCTCGGCCCTGTTGCGATGGTCCACGGCTACGCACATGGCGCAAACGCCACCGTCGTCCAGGGGCTGCACTACAGCCCCCACGGCGGGGCTTTGATACACGGGCACACCCACAACCTCGCAAGCGTCGCCTTGACCAAGCACGGGGGCGGGAACGCCTTCTCCGCTGGTTGCCTCTGCCGCAAGGACGAGATGGACTACGCGTCCCACCGCCTCGCCACCTCCCGCTGGGGCTCGGGCTTCGTCGCCGGCTTCGTGACCAAGGGCGGCGACTATAAGGCGTGGCTCGTCCACAAGATGGGCGGCGTGTGGATTTGGCAGACCGAACTCAAGACCTTTACCCCATGAGACAGCGCAAACTCGACCCGCTGCTCGTCAAGGTCATGCAGGCCATCCACCAGACCGCCGAGAAGCCTGCCAAGGGCTTCCGCACCATCGACGAGTGGGCCGCCAAGTGGAAGGTCCAAAGGTCATCCGCCCGCATGATGCTCCTCAAGGGCGTCAAACTCGGCCTAGTCGAGAAACGCACCTACCTCCGCGTCATCCGCAAGGACGCCAAACCCTACCCGACTGCCCACTTCGGAGAAAAGACTCGACCTCGTAAGACCTAAGCCCCTTAGTCCCCCCTCACCTCCAAGCCATGGAACAACCCCCACCTTCCGCCCTAGACGCGGAACGGCATATCCTTGCCGTCTCTATCGCCCAAGGGCTACCGCTGCCTGACGGCCTCATCCCGTCCGACTTCTTTGAGCCGACCAATCAGGACATCGCCTCCGCGATCACGGCCCTCGTCGACGAAGGCACGACCCCCGACGAGCTGACAGTCAGCCAACGCCTTCGCCAACTCGGCTCACCTGTCGAGGCCTTCGCGGTCTCCGACCTGTCCACCACCGGGCAGTTCATCCAGCCGAACCCCGCGTGGAGCCATGCGGTGATTAAAGCCCTTAACCTACGCAAAATTGCGGAGAATAGCCGAGCCGTCCTAAAGGTCATCAATGAGGCAGGGGCTGACCCCGACGCCATCCTCCTCGCCCAAGAGCAACTTGCCAAGTCTCTCACACGGCGCAAGGGGCAGGGGAAGGAAACCTCGTCCACCGAGTACTTCGACCTCGACTCGATGCTGGCCTTTGACCCCGCCGACGACAAGACCGTCCTCATCGGCGCCGAGCGTCGCTGGATTTGCCAAGGCTACCCGTTCCAGATCGTGGGCTTCTCCGGCACGGGAAAGTCCTCCCTCGCGGTACACCTTGCCGTCCATTGGGCACTTGGCAAGGCACCCTTCGGCCTCAAGCCCGTCCGCCCGCTCCGCATCCTCATGGTCCAAGCCGAGAATGACTTCGGGGACGCAGCCGAAGGACTCAAAGGAGCGACCGCCAAGCTCGTCGAACCCGAACGCCGAGCCCTCAAGGACAACCTCATCTTCGTCCGCCAATCGTCCAAGATGGGCTTTGAGTTCGTCCAATACCTCGGAGAGATGGTCGAGAAGCACGCTATAGACCTAATCATCGCGGACCCCCTCCTCGCCTACGCGAACTTCGACATCGCCAAACAGGACGAGACCTCCGCCTTCCTCCGTGGCCCAGGCGGTGTCTTCGAGATGCTCCAACGCACTAAGGCCGCCCTGCTGTATATGCACCACACGACCAAACCCAAGTCGGCTGACGATCTGGACGCTATGACCCCCCAGCAACTCGCCTATCTCGGGGCTGGGTGCGCTGAGTGGGTGAACTTCGCCCGCGACTCTGGCTACCTCTTCCGCACGAAGGCCAACACCTCGGACGGCCGCCCCGTCTACCGCTTCGGCTTCTCCAAGCGTCAGTCCCGCTCGGGCCTCAAGGACGCGAACGACCGCTTTGCCGGACACGTCAACCTCTGCCACGCCGAGGACGGCTCCATCCGCTGGGAGTACGCCCCGCCCGCAATGCAGGACAGCCAGCCGACCCAGAAGGCCTATTCCAGCCCCGCTAAGGGGTCGCCAAAGCCTTTTGACTACTGAGGGGCTACCTTCCCCTGCCCCAAGCCCTACCCCCATTTTAAAACGCCTTCCAGCCACTTGACCCCTTCACGGACAATCCGACAGACAATCCGTCCTTACTTGTTTCACAAGAAGGTAGGTTCACTCCCCTACGCTTCCCTTCGGTCGCTAGGTCGGAACCTTTCGACGCTCCCTACCCTACCGCGATGACCAAGTCGAAAAGAAGACGCGCCCCCCTACCCCATAGGCAGGCCATCCTCTTCAAGCTGCAGATGACCCGGTGGCGTCAGAAGGCTTGGAGGGAAAAGCCTGACCACATGGAAGCCATACGCAAACGGGCCACCGACCAAGCCAAGACAGTCAAGGAAGGGAAACACCATAGACTGGTCGAAGCCCTCAAGGCCTTGCCAGATCGGATGACCACCCAGGAGCTGGATAACCTGTTTCTCACCTCGTACCTCACCCACAAGCAAGTCACCCGAGACTCGTTCTTTAAACGCGTCAAGCGCCGCAACGTGCTGGCCTTCGACCCAGCCGATGGGAGATGGGTAAACCTCACCAAGGAAACGAAAGCATAATTTCCTTACGCTGTGCTAAAGTCCTCAACAGTCTTCCCCTGTGTCCAAGAAGTCCAAGCCTCGCAAGCCGATGCCAAAGCCTTCGAGGCCTATGCCCTCACGCGTCGACAAGGAACGTCAACGGCGCTTCAACGCGTATCTCAAACTTTGGCGGACGATAACAGACAGGGAGGGAGAGACAGTCTGATGGCTAAGCTGAACGACATGACCGCACCGGCTAAGGACTCCAAGACCTTTGACGATTGGTTCTTCAAGCAGCCGAAGAAAGCCCAGGACAAGATGAGGGAGAACGGCGTGCTACCTTACCGCGAGATGGTGCCGAGCAAACACGTCTTCGACATCGACCCCAACCATCCCGCATGGGCGCACATGGACACGCCTAGCGTGCGCACCGAGGTAGACTCGTTCATCTCCCGCGATCATGTGGGCGTGATGCTCAAGGCCTTCATCGATGCCATCGCTTACTCGAACTCGATGGAGTTCCGACGCCACGTCGAGCTGGTACGCTGGGCGTTGTCCCTGCCCGGATGCCTGGACTCACGCACCATCGGGAAGATGCATGGCATCAGCCACTTCACCATGCGGTATCGAGCGAGAAAAATCATGCGCTTGGTGAACTCTGACGCGTGCGGCCTGTTCCCACACGTGAACGTCCGCCGCGATAAACACCGCAAAGCCCCCGATAAGCCGTGCACCCCCCCGTAAGACATCTATTTACCCCCCCCTATACGCTTCGCGTGGCCCGACAC